GGAGGATGTCGCTCGTTTCTACGACGACGTCAGGCGTGGAAAGATCGCTGAGGCAGAAGCGGCTCGGATTGAATCCGACATATTCGCCGCTCAATCTGAAGGGCGCTTTCGTTGAAGCAGACAATCCGGTCTGACGCGAACGCTTAGCAAACAGAGGGGCGGCGAGGACATACAACCAAGGAGTTTCAAATGTCCATCGCTGTTTCTGGAAACTACTACGGCGCCGGTTCCGGCACCGACGGCTACACCGGGAAGTTCATCCCGCAAATCTGGTCCGGCAAGCTCCAGGTCAAGTTCTATAGCTCGACCGTTCTTTCCGAGATCACCAACAACGACTGGGAAGGCGAGATCAAAGACCAAGGCGACAAGGTCGAGATTCGCACGATCCCCTCGATCACCATCAGTTCGTACAGCAAAGGTCAGACCCTGTCTTCTCAGGTCCCGACCAACAGCGTGATCGAACTGAACATCGATCAGGGCAAGTACTTCCAGGTCGTCGTGGACGACGTCGATGAGGTGCAGGCTGACCTCAAGCTCATGGACATCTTCACCAATGACGCTGCTCAGCAGATGAAGATTTCCGTGGACACCGATGTGTTGGCTGGCGTGAAGAACGCTGCAGCTGCCGCCAACCAAGGCGCATCTGCCGGTGTTCTGTCCGCCAACATCAACCTCGGCGACGGCAACGCCACTGGTGGTCTGACCGGCGTTCAGCTGTCCAAGACCACGGTCATCAACAAGATCGTGGAAATGGGTCAGGTCCTGGACGAGCAGAACGTGCCTGAAATGGGTCGCTGGATGGTCATCCCTGCGTGGATGGCAGCCATGATCAAGCAGTCCGATCTGAAGGACGCCTCGATCACTGGCGACAACCAGACCCCGCTGCGCAATGGTCGCCTCGGCACCATCGACCGCTTCACCCTCTACGTGTCGAACCTGTTGCCCACCGCAACTGGCGCGACCCGTATGTCTGGTGACGCTGGCGCTGGCACCGTCAAGGGCACCTACGTGTACGCAGGTACTCGCGACGCCATCACCTTTGCTTCGCAAATCACCAAAGTCGAAACGCTGCGTTCGCAGTCCACGTTCGGAAACATCGTTCGTGGCTTGAACGTGTTTGGCTACAAGGTGATCAAGCCCGAGGCTCTGGTCGAAGGCTTCTTCTACGCCTGATGAGTAGGGCGGGCTGGGGCAACTCGGTCCGCCCTTTCTTCCAATGCTTCTACGACACAAACGAAACGGCAATGTTTATGCGTATGCCAAGGTCCTGATGGACTCTGGCGATTACGAGATTTACGAAGAGCCCAAGCCCGCAAAGGTTGAGCCTGAGCCCGCGAAGGTTGTTCGTCGCAGAAGGTCAGCCATCCCAAAGACCGGAGAGCCACATGGCACAGACACCCAATGAAATCCTCACCAGGGCTGGAGACATCCTTCAGGACCAAACCAACGTCCGTTGGGCGCAAGCCGAGCTGCTCCGCTACTTGAATGATGGACGCCGGGAGCTTGCGATCCATCGCCCCGATATTTACTCATCGACCTTCGTCCTGACGCTGGTTGCTGGGTCTCAGCAGTCCATCCCTACGGATGGCAACCGCTTCCTGGATGCAGTCCGCAACATATCTGCTGCCAACGCAGTGGGTCGTGCGGTCCGCGTGGTGGAGCGGGAAATCCTTGATGCTCAGCTGCCCGACTGGCATACCGAGACGTCATCGACGAGCCTCAAGCACTTCATGTTCGACGAGCGCAGCCCGAAGACGTTCTACGTCTACCCGCCTGCCACCGCTGGGCACAAGCTTGAGATCGTGTACTCGAAGTCTCCGGTCGACATCACGTCCGGCGATCTGTCGTCTACGTCGGTCCTGTCAAACGAGGACATCTACTCTGGTGTGCTGCTGGACTACATCCTGTACCGCGCATTCAGCAAGGACAGCGAGTACGCCGGGAACATGCAGCGCGCTGGCGTTCATTACCAGATGTTCGCCAACAGCCTGGGCATCGGCAATCGTCGTCGCTACGCCACTTCACCCAATGTCGCAAACATGGATGGCGTTCCATCCAAGGCGACCCAACTTGACGCGGCATAAAGATGGCGACGCTAAGCGACTTCTATCCCTACGTCTTGCCTGAAATCCCTGGGTGCCCGGAGATCACGGCTGACGTCGCGCTGCGGGCTTCGCTCATCGAGTTCTGCGAGAAGTCGCTCATCATCCAGCGCGATCACGATCCGATCACGGTCATCCTGAACAAGACGGACTACGACCTTGAGCCGCCGACTGGTCAGCTGGTCACCAAGATCATGCGAGCTTGGTACAAGGATACGAAGCTTGACCCGATTGCGCCTGACAACGTAGACGCAGCCACGGTCTACAACTCGCTGTTCTCCAACGCGAGCATCAAGAAAGCTGACCCTCGTCAGTTCCTGCAGAAAGACGAGCGCACGATCACTGTGTTCCCCGTGCCCAAAGAGACGGCTGCGAACTCACTGACGTTGCGCGTAGCGCTCAAGCCCACCAGGAAGGCGACCGCTTTCGACGACATCCTGTTTGAGGACTACGCCGAGGGGATCGCTCACGGCGCGAAGTACCGGCTGTTGGGTATGGCAAACAAGCCTTGGACGAACGGACCCGCTGCTGCCTCTGCGCTGTCGCTATTCAACGCTGCGGTCAATGTGGCGCGCAACCGCGCAGCCCGAGGCAACACACGCGGCGACGTTCGCGTGACTCTGACTGGAGTCTGAGATGGCAGAAAAGATCAAGCTTGTACAAGGCGACACCTACCCACAGGTCAAGGTGACCCTGACTGAAGAGAACTCTGGTCAGCCGATTGATCTGACTGGCGCATCGGTGACGCTTCACTTCCGCGCCGTTGGCGGCACGACCGCGCTCTTCTCACGTAACGGGTTTGTGAACCCGCAGACCGCCACAAACGGCGAGGCAATCTTCCAGTGGCAACCAGGGGACCTCAACGTCCCCGCTGGCGACTACGAAGGCGAGATCGAGGCTGTGTGGAGCAGCACTGGGGCACGGCAGACCGCCTATGAACTGCTGAAGTTCAAGGTGCGCGAGGACATTGCGTGAATCTGAACGCGGTCTGGCGCGTCATCACAAGCGCGGTCAACGCGCCAGCGATCAAAGCAGAAGCCAGCGCCAGCGCAATTTCGATTCAGGCTCAGGTCGAGTACATCAAGCTCGTCTATGAGATCGGCATCTTCCTGCTCATCCTGGAACGCGAGGACACGGTCCCGGTTTCGGATGCAACGCGGCGAGACTTTGGCAAGCTGCTGGCTCACGCAACAGCTGTTGTCGACCAGTACGCCTCAGCCTATGGGCTGAACAAGGCTGACGCTTCTCAGATCACTGACGCGCACTTCAAGGACCTAGAGAAGGTCTTTGGCGGGATCGTCCCGTACTCGTTCGACTACTTTGCCGAGGACTACATCTACGGCGGCTCGGGCGGAGAGGAGCGCTTCAGCGCCCGCGACCTGTATGTCTACTTCCTTGGCAAGCCCCTTGCCGATTCCTTCAAGGCTGTTGACAAGGCTGTCCTGGCAACCGACAAGCCCCTGCTTGACAGCAGCGGAGCAGCGGAGCAAATCTCCAAAGGACCCAACAAGGTCCTGGTAGACCTGTCGGCTGCAGCAGAGAAGTACATCGCCGAGGTGGGCAAGAACATCGCCGACACGGCTCGGTTCTCAGACGTTGCTCGCCGTGATTTTGGCAAGGCGCTCCAGGACACGGTTGGGTTCACTGACGACGTCGACGGAGCGTTGACGATTGAGGATGACCAAGAGGTCGACTTCTTCAAGTTCACGACGGACCGCTTCGTTGCTACTGACATCTTTGATCGCACTGTCCAGTTCGACCGCAAGTTCGCTGACGGCTCCGGGGCGTCAGACGCCAAGTCCATCGAGACCGGGAAAAACCTAGCGGACGGGTCTGGCGCAACAGATGTCAAGCAGCTGTTCACTGCGAAGTCTCTGGCTGATAGCTCTGGCGCAGCCGAAGCGATCAGCAAGGGTCCTGGCAAGACAAACTTTGACGCCGCCTCGACATCGGACAAAGCAAACAAAGAGACTGGTAAGAACAACAGCGACACAACAGCTGTTGCTGACTCGCGCGCCGCCCACGTTGGCAAACCGTTGTCGGAAACAGCTGGTGCAACAGATGCCGCCAGCCTAAAACCCGGCAAGGTACTGTCTGACAGCGCTGCGTTTGCTGACGCCTTGTTCAGGGCGCAGGGCAAAGCGCTTGCAGACCAGAGCAGTGCCACTGACCTGATCAGCAAAGAAAGCGGCAAGCCACTGAGTGACGCCTGGGTCGTCTCAGACCTCAAGTCTCTGTCACTCGGCAAGGTGTCGGCAGACAGCGCGGCGTTCGCTGATGTCCTACACAAAGGCGGGACAAAGCCCTTGGTGGACGCATCTCGCGCTGTGGACGCGATCAGCAATGCGCTGGGCAAGCTCCTGCCCGAGCCCTACGCCTATGACTTCTTCGCACAGGAGTACGTCAACGATGAGATCGTCGTCCTGCGGGATGCGATCTTCTTGACGCCTGGAAAGGGGCTGTCCGACATCACTGGCGCAACCGACCTGTTCTACCGGCAGGTCAACTACGTGCGCTCCCTGGGTGATGGCGTGGGCGCGACCGATGACGTTGACGGGCTCACAACCAACCTAGACGACCAAGAGCTTGAGCCAGGGAAGAGGCTGTCTGACACCTATGGTGTGGCGGACTTCCTTGCCAAAGCCTTGAGCAGAACCCTGGCGGAGTCTTCTTTCGTCACCGACGTGCGTGTGTTGTCCCCAGGCAAGGCGTCTTCTGACGCTGCTGGCGCCACCGACGTCAAGGTGCTGACCCCTGGAAAGGTGTTGGCTGAAACAAGCCGCGCAATGGACGCGGCATCCAAGTTTTCCGGCAAAGCGCTTACCGATGCGGGACGCGCAGCCGATCAAGTGCTCAGGTCTCCTGGGCTAGTCAAAGTGGATACGACCTCGATCTCCGACACGGGGTCGCTTGCCAATCAGAGTTATTGCTCTGATGGCTTTTACTTCGGGGGCGACTTCGTCGGGGCGTCCAGAACTTTCTGAAAAGGAAAATCACCATGCTGAATGAAAACCTCAAACTCTCCGGCGAAGTCAGCCTCGTCCTCAAAGACAAGGATGGCAACGTCAAGGATCAGCGCGAGATCAAGAACCTTGTCGTAAATGCTGGGTTGGCATACATCGCCTCCCGCATGGTTGGCACCGCCAAAGCTGTCATGTCTCACATGGCACTTGGCTCCAACAACACCGCCGCTGCCGCTCCTCAAACGGATCTGCAGTCGATCCTTGGCTCGCGCGAGGCAATCGACACCACCACGATCACCGGCAGCAACAACGAGAAGGTTCAGTACGTCTGCGCCTTCGAGGCTGGTGACGCGACCGGCGCAATCGTCGAGGCGGGCATCTTCAACGCCGCATCTGGCGGCGACATGCTCTGCCGCACCACGTTCGCCGTGGTCAACAAAGCCGCTGACGACACGATGACCGTCACCTGGACGATCACGCTGTCGGCTGTTTGATGAAACGGGAGACCCCTGAATGGCACAGCTAACCACGCGCACGACCTCCGCACCTGGGGCGACCGCAAAGGGGTCTCCCCTCACCAATGCGGAGGTTGATCAGAACTTCAACCGTCTGAACAAGGCGGGACCTCAGATTCGTCCATCGCTGTTGCTGGACTTCGCCAACAGCGAGTCCGTCGACAACCGAATCACGTTCAACCGTGCATCTGCGGCGACGCGGTACGACTCCAATGGTGTGCTGCAAACGCTGCGCAATGACAAGCCGCGCATCGACTTTGACCCAGTTACTGGCGAATGCAAGGGTTTGTTGATTGAGGAGCAGCGAACGAATATTTCTGGCAATGTCAGCTATCCGTCTTCGGTGTCATTCCTGAATTGCTTTGGCGTGTTCAATGCCGCCGTTGCGCCTGATGGAACATACACCGCGCTGCTTGTTCAGAACGTACCCTCTCCGACAAGCGTCACCTGTTTATTCGTTAATGCGCTGTCAACAGTAAGCGCCGGTCAAGTTTACCGTTGTTCTATTTATGTGAAGGCAGGTCCAAATCCGGATTCGATTGCTTGGGCAATATATGACGTCGCGACAAGTGTAAATTATGGAAGCATAAATATTGCCTGGACAAACGGGGTCCCATCAATTACCGGAGGTAATGGCACTGGCGCCATTTCAAGCGCGGGGAATGGCTGGTATCGCGTGAGCGTCACAGCGACTGTTGCCGCTGGCAAGACAAACATGCTTGGTCTTTTATACCCAAGCGGCGGCGGCGCCGGTAGCAAGAACATCTATTGCTGGGGCTCGCAGTTTGAGCTTGGCTCGTTTGACACCAGTTTAATCGACGTAAAGCCAATCTTCACCTCCCGCAATTCATCCGCCACATATTTCGACAGCACGGGCGTTTTGCGCACTGCCGGTCCCAATCAAGCCCGATATGGCTATGGGTATGACAGCGATTCTGGTAAGTGGGTCAGCCAGGGGCTTTTGCTTGAAGGCGCCGCAACGAATCTTATCCTCAGCTCTATAACTGCCAATATCGGGAGCAATTGGCAGCAGTACAACACCGCAGTTCTGACTGAAAATTATTCAACCGCCCCAGATGGGTCAATGACCGCCGGAAGAATTACCACAACTTCGGCTGGGACCGTAAGAGTTGGATCGGGAGCCCTTAGCTCATCAACTTCATACTGCGCATCGATTTGGGTTAAGTCAAACACTGGCTCCAACTACACCTTGGCGCTCCAAGTTGGTGACACCAATGTTGCGCAGATTACAGCTACTCCAACTTGGCAGAGATTCTCAGGGGCTGGATCGCCACAACAAACCGGATACAACTTTATTGACCTGGAGCAAATTCAAGCCGGGGCTGATATTTCCGTTTGGGGTGCCCAGCTTGAAACAAGCGCTGTCGCAACCTCCTACATCCCAACCTTCGGCTCCACAGCAACCCGCGCTGCAGATGTAAGCAGCAGCGCAGCCGCAACGCGGGCTGCTGACAATCTTGCAATGGACTTCAGCCGCTTGGCTAAGACCAAGGGATTTACTGTTGCGGGCGAGGCTGAGGCTTTCGGAGGTCAGTCTGGGCGAATCATTGCGCTGGCTCCGACATCGTCTGACACGTCGAACATCTTCAGCGTCAATTTTGAGCCAGCCAACTTCAGAACTTACCAGTACTCAGGTGGTGCGCTGCGTTTCAACACTGCAGGCGCCGGGTATCTGGCGAATACATTTTTGAAGTTTGCGCTTGGCGTTTCCGGCAGCGCGTTCAGCACCGTGGTCAATGGTTACAGGGAAAGCGGGACTGGTGCAGTTGAAATGCAGACAGACCACCTGCGCATCGGATCAATGAACCCAGGTCAGTACTACCTGTCTGGGCATATCAAACGGCTTGCGTACTTCCCGCAGAAGCTGTCTGACAACGAACTGACTGCATTCACACAATAAGGAATCATCATGGATTACTACCTCAAAGCAGAATCAGAAGCGGCTCTGTGGAGCGCGCTGACAGCTGTTGGTGCAGCTGTTGAAGTGCAGGTCAAGGACGAGGACGGCAACGTCGTAGGGACGCGCCACGCGCCTGCGCCTGGCTTCATCCTGGACATCGTCGGCACGATTTTCAAGCCCACCGGCAACCTCATTCAACAGACCGTTGGCGAGATGACTGTCGAGGTGCCTGAGATGACGCCACTTGAAGGCTTCCACGCAAACATGCGCGGTCCTGCTGACCTTGCCCCCAAGGTCGAGTACGTGCCCTACGTGCCCACCGAAGCCGAGGCAATGGACCCCGAGTTCGTCATGCCGGAGCCCGAAGTGGTGACCACGCCCAGCCCACTGGCTGCGCTCTTGGTGGACCCGGCGCCCAAGACGCCTGCTCGTGTTTGGTTCTAAGGAGACAACATGCCAGCATCCAACTATCTGGTCGGAACTGCGCCTGACCAAGTCCCGTCCAACGCCGACCTGGGTGAGATGGCATTCCAAAGTAAGGATGCCGTCGAGTTTACTGGCGGCAAGGGTGGGCTATCGCATCTGGACATCACGGCGATCAGCGCACAGCTGAACGTCAGCGCGACAGATGTCTTCGTCTACGACACCAGCAAGGATAGTGATGGCGGTGCGTGGCGGAATCGCTGCCAGCACACGTCCTGGTTCAACGAGGAGTTAAACACTGCCACCCGTGGCGAACGGCGTGAGTTTCCGGCGGTGGCGGTAATCGTTGCGACCACAACTAACATAACCATTTATGACGGAGACTCCCCTAATCTCCCGATGTGGATGGTTTTTGTTGGCGGGTCAGCGGGTCTGGCAAGCACTCTGATGCTACAAAACGGAAACTATTTTTCCGTAGCGGCAATGAATGGAGTTCTGGTTACCGGGGTTCACACAAACTCGGACAACTGGGGGTCGCCAATCATCAACTTTATTTCAGAAAAAGTTGTACGAATGGACCCGAATACCACCGAGGGCGGGGCTTGGCTCGGTGGCGGAATTGCAGAGCGTAATTTGCAAAAAGGCTACGCAAGTTATGCGGCGAGCGGTGCTGGATATTTAATTGTGGATAGTCGAATTACCGATGTTGCAATAACTTTATTGCCAAACGCGCCGATTGATGCGGCAACCGGATTGCCGAATCCAACGATTGCAGTGGCTACCAGCAACGGCATTTCGATAATCAATCATCACAATATTGTTTACAACTTAACCCCAGAGTCAGAGGTTTCTTACAACGGTATAAGAAACTTTTTCTCAGTTTCGTTTACACGCAGCGGGATACTTTTGTCCGATAGACAAACCGGCTACGGGTTCAGTAATGCAATATATCTTCCTCTTTATAACTACAACGTCTCGCTATCAGATACATATTCGAAATTGCTTGGTTCGTTTTCACTTGAGTGGTCCGCAGATATTCGTGACAACCGCAACGGTCCCGGCTCTGTAGTTGGCTACTGGGCTGGTCAGGCAAACACCGGGAGGCATATTAAATTCACATGCACAACAAAAGATTCGATTGTGCTAGGGACTACAAATGAGCTTGTCTTGGCGGACCAGACGGATTGCTCAATGGTTGCGAATATAAAGAGCAGGTACAACACGGGCTGGATGCCAGCAGGTGCTAAAGGTGCGTGGCTAAGCGACACGACGCAAGAAACATTGCTTAAAAAAGAACTTATCGTAAATGGTGATTTTGGTAGTGGAACTACTGGGTGGACTGCATCCAGTGGAGGCTCGCTCAGCGTTTCTGGCGGAGTACTTCGAATCACCAATGGCGGTTCAAATGGGAGGGCGGTAGGCAATGCTTTTCAAACCACGGCTGGAAAGCAATACAGGGTTAAAGTAACTGCGATTAACCGAAGCTCGTCGAATGCATCATATCGTCTTGAAGTTAGAGGACCCGAGTTAGCTTGGAACTGGACCTCGGCTACAACGCAAGAAGTATTTTTTACTGCCGTGGAGGCAACAACCTATATAGAACTTTACGCACTGGGCGGAGCCGGTGAATGGGTGGAATTTGATAACGCATCAGTAACAGAAGGTGATGCAGACCGTTCAATTGTTGCAAATCCTTTGGAGTTGTTTGGGACAATCATCAAAACACCTGTTTCCGCCGGGGCTGACTTAGTTGCTTACAGCGGTTTTTCTCCAAGCAATTACTTGGCTCAGCCATACAATAGCGCGCTTGATTTTGGCACGGGAGATTTCAGCTTTATTTGTTGGTTCAACTTCCAAAATGCTGGAGGTGGGACGCAATTTATAACGAGGGGCAGCTTATCTTCCGGTCTGGCGATATGGAGCGCAGCTGACTTGCAGTATGTTGCGGTTTTTATTGGCGGGCAACAAAGCGTCACTGGAAACGGGGTGTACCAAAACAACGTATGGAGCCAGCTCGTTGTTCAGCGCGTTAACGGCACGGTTGGTATGTACATCAACGGCAGGTCTGTGCATCAGAGCTTTAACCCGGCAAATGCAAGCGGGTCAACGCCAGCCACTTATAGCGACGCCACCGGGAACGGAAGTCCAAGGTTTGCTTTGATGCGTCTGTCCTCAACCACGCTGTCAGAGGTGCAAATTGCCAAAATGTACAACGACGAAAAGCACCTCTTCCAAGACAACGCCAAGGCGACGCTGTATGGCACCTCAGACTCTGTCACAGCCCTGGCATACGACGAAGATACCCAGCTGCTACATGTCGGCACCTCAAGCGGGCGCAGCGTATTCGATGGGTTGCGTCGGGTGGACAACACAACCACCGCCGTGAGCGCGACGATCAGCGCTGCAAATGGTTTAGTCGTGGAGAACTGATATGCCGGTAACCGTATCCAAACCAGCCTTCAACTTGCGCGAGGCGCTCAACAGCCTCCGCCGCAAGATGGGACTTAAAGGCGCTGAACTGCTGAGGGCTGAGACTGCAAGCGATGTACACGCGCTGATAAACCCAGTCATGTTCCGCAACCGCATCATCAATGGTGCGATGGTCATTGACCAAAGGAACGCAGGGGGGAGTGTCAGCAATGGCGCCTACGCAGTGGATCGCTGGCAGACAGTCCTAACCGCAGTTTCAGGGCTGACTACTTCATCGCAGCAGACAAATGATGTGCCGCCTGGGCAGGGGTTCACTAACTCGTATAGGGTAACGATCACTGCAGCCGCGACCTCTCACGACACAAACGGTAGATGCGGCATTCTTCAGCGGATTGAGGGGTACAACTTTGCCGACGCTGGGTTTGGCTCTGGCTCGGCAAGACCCATAACCATTTCGTTCTGGGTTAAAGCCAGCGTGGCTGGCATGTACAGCATCGGACTGCTGAACAACGACTCAACTCGCGCCTTCCCGGCGACGTACTCCATCAACTACGCAAATACCTGGGAGTTCAAGACAATTACTGTCCCAGGTGAAACGTCAGGCACTTGGTTGACCACTGACGGGCGCGGTCTACAGCTTGAGTTTTGCCTTGGCGCAAACGCAAGTCGCCTGGGCACGGCGAACACTTGGAACTCCTCTTTTGTTACTGGAGCAACAGGCACCACGTTGATCACCAACACAGTCAACGCTACGTTCAACCTAACAGGTGTTCAGGTTGAAATTGGCTCTGTTGCTACGCCATTCGAGCGGCGGTCGTTTGCCACCGAGTTGCAGCTGTGCCAGCGGTACTTTTGCAAAACCTACGATTTAGGCGTCGCCCCTGGCACCGGAAGTAACTTTGGGTATAACGGCTCAATTCGCAACACTGCGATTAGTACAACGATATGGATGGGGTTTGGGAACTGGCGCTTCCCAACTACGATGAGGGCTCAGCCAACTATTGTTACTTACAACCCAAGGACTGGGGCATCTGACAGTTTTACTGCTGATGCCAGTGATTTCACGGGTGTCGGGATCGGAAGCACAGGACAAACTGGCGTTCAGTTTTATGTGAATAATCGAGCCGTCGGGACAGATGTTTTTATTCATGTTGCTGCGTCAGCATCAGCGGAGCTGTAATCATGTACCAAAAAATCGCCACGAAGGGCACTGACCAACCGATGGTAAGGCGTTTGTCAGACGCCGCCGTTATTCCATTTGATCCCAATAACTCAGACTACCGGGTCTATTTAGAGTGGCTTGACGGGTACGAAGAGACGCCCAACGGCTGGGTGAAGACATCCGACGGCAACACACCTTTGCCAGCAGACCAGGAGTAATCGATGCCAATATCACTCACCGCAGCTGGCGTCACCAAGACGCACAACGGCTACTTCGTCGTCCACTTCTCATTCACGCCAACCGGCGGCAGCGCGTCCAACTACGTCGTTGCAATCCGCAAGGCGTCTGAGTTCTACCTGGAAGCCATCAGGGCAATCTCCGGTGTTGGAAGCGGCTCCACCAACGACACCGAGATTCTGAACTTCACGAACGGCTCAATCACGACGACGCTCAACGGCGCTGTCAACTTCGATACGACGACCTGATATGGCAAGCAAATCACCGACTATCGACGAGCGCGTATCCGAAGTGGAGGGCAGAGTGGACACACACGAAGCGGTATGCGCCGAGCGCTACAGCGGCATCAACGCGCGCCTGAAGCGGCTTGAGGGGATTCTGATTGGCACCGCTGGGGCAATCATCCTTCTCCTGCTGTCCCTGGTGCTGAAGGTCAAGTAAGACCTACAGGAGCGACGAATGAGCAAAGACCCTCGCCTCGCAAAAGCAGGTGTGTCTGGGTACAACCAGCCCAAGCGCACCCCGTCGCACCCGACC